CGAATTGATACGATAGGCGGCTCTAACGCAGATAGCGTACTAAATTTTAGAGAAAACGGAACAGATAGGGCTAGATTATATTGGGACGGTGCAGACAACGATCTGTATTTAGAAACAACAATTGGTGATATCGCTTTGATGCCCACAGGTAATGTCGGCATAGGCACTACGAGTCCTAGTACTACGTTAGATGTTGACGGAACCATTAGGGCTACAACAGGATCAGAGTATACAGAGCTAAAATACTACGGTGTTGAGTTTAATCGTTCTCTTTCTTATATACGTCCAGATACTGATGGAACCAAAGATTTATATATCGGCTATAATGGCGTAAACAAAGCATGGCGAGATTTAGTTTTAGATGCAGATCGTGCCATAGTTTTTAACGCAAATGCTTCAGAAGCCATGCGTATTGACTCCTCTGGCAACGTAGGCATAGGCACTACGAGTCCTGCTCAAAG